TACTCTAAAAACAAATTTCAATCTACAGAATTTATATCTGACTGCGGTCATGGCATAGGTTTTTCTATTGGCAATATCTTAAAGTATGCCCAGAGATATGGTCGCAAAGGCCACAGAATAGATCACCGAAAAGATCTTATGAAGGTATTACATTATGCAATCATTGCACTAAGCGAACACGATAAGACCAAGGAAGAAGAAGAAGATCTCTGGACCATAGAGCAAGTCGAGGCAGATGCAGACAAAGAAGAGGGGCCTTGGTGAGCGAAATTCATTACAATGTTTTTTCGTTGCCAGCGGCATTGATGATAGAACATGATATGGCCGATGGCCTGGTGCAAACTTTAAACAACTACCTGGACAAAGAACGACTAAGCCAGGACAAAAAATCAGCAGGCGATAGTCTTATTGGCCAGATCCACCAGGGCGAACAACTTGAAATGGATTATGAGCTAGAAGAACTAAAGCTATTTAGAACCGTGGTTGAGAACCTGGGCGTTGGTTATCTACGTCACTTCGTTGAGTTTACCAAGTCGCAGATCCAGCCAAAGAAAGTATCAATGGATAAACTTTGGTCGGTTCATTCTTATGCTGGAGATTACAACCCGATCCACGATCATCTTACGTCTTCGCCGATGGGTATTTCTTTTACCTGCTGGACCAAGATCCCAGATCAAATCGCCAAGCCTGGCGAAGAAGACCAGCAGCAATATGATCTTTACAACAGCTCTGGAGCCATAGACGGCTACATCAATTTTACTTATGGCCTTAATCAAACTGGAGATCCCGAAAGATTGCGGCCCTCACAATCACGTTACATTAAACCAGAGGTTGGTAAGCTGCTTATGTTTCCGTCCTGGATGCAACACTGTGTCTATCCGTTCTTCGGAGACGGCGAGCGCAGAACTGTGGCAGGTAATCTCAACGCTTTTAATTTAACACCCGAACAAATACAGGAGGCCAGCAATGGAGTTTAAAGTAGGAATATATGAAGACATGCCGTTTGAAGAGTACAACGAGATCCCGGCATACCGAGCATCGGACATCAAACAAGTAGAGCAATGTGTCTACACCTGGAAGAATCAAAAAGGTTTTTCTGAATCACCAGCTTTGCTGGAAGGTAGAGTGCAACACACGGTGTTTCTTGAGCTGCACAAATTTGACGATGAGTTTGTGATACAGCCAAACATCGACCGCCGAACAAAAGCTGGCAAAGAGGCCTACGAAGATTTTATTGGAGGCATTGCCCACAGAACACCCATCACTCAAGACTTATATGAAACCTGCATGGAGCGTAGAAAAACAGTCCAGGATCTTATTCCTAACGGTGAAAATGATAGAACTGAGTTGACTGTTTGTTATATGTTGCATGGCCAACCATTCAAGTCTAGGTTTGATTGGTATGACGGCCAACATGTTTGGGATCTAAAAACATGCCGGGACGCATCGCCCAGAGGATTTAAACAAGCGATTAATAATTTTAAATACCACATGCAAGCTGCGCTTTATGTTGATGCCTGCAAGGCCGTTGGGTTGCCTGTAGATGGATTTTCTTTCTTGGCCCAAGAAAAGGCCCATCCTTATCCTTATGTGGTTTACACCATGTCAAGCGAGGCCCTGGAATATGGCCGAGCCAAGAATGAGCAAGCCTTGCATAAATTGTTAGAGGCAGAGAAAAACGATGACTACAAGCCTTACAATTTAGAGGGCCCGCAGATTATAGAACTCGGAGATCTATACTAACGATTCGTAAATATCTATGTGGCGTTGTTTGTTGCAAAGCCAAAACACCAGCAAGTATCTATCACCAGATCCAACCGGCAAACCTTTGTGCAAGTGCGTAAAGCTAGGAAAGATTAAAGCATGGCCTGTTGGCAAAGGTTTCATGGATCCGTGATTATGAAACTCTGTACCGCCACCTTCATAGCCACCGGTATTCAGCGGCACTACCACACTAATATCTGAGCTTTCGTCATGGTGCCAGGCACCTTGTTTTTTGTCTTTAAGATTGTAGTTGGCTATTTGTATGCTAGATGGATCTGCACAACTTCTTTGCCAGATGGCCATAAAAATAGGATTGAGTACGGTTTGTACCACGAACCACATGTTTCTATACAGCTCTGGACATTGCTCTCGTAAAACTATTTCTGGGATCTGGCGCAGCGTGTCCTCATCGCTGTTGCCAACAAAACCAATGTCTTTGCGCATCATTTCTATCTCTTCAACCAGCAACTTGCAAAACTGTCGCCGAAACAATGGGATCTTGTAAACTTCTGGAAAGATCTTTTTGGCCATGGTGTGTATCGGCGTCTTGTCCATTTTATCCATGCCGTTAGCTGCAACATATTTTGCAACCAAAGGGATTGTCTCCTGGACAGCATCATACGTTGCCTGGTTAATCATCCAGTGAGATTGCATGCTGAGAAGGTAATTTTTTAGCTTATACATGGTGAACTAGTTTATCATACATTTTTTAATAATTAATTGTATATATGTGCAAAAGCGTATACAATTCGTCCATGGATATACACACTGAAAATAATAAAATGAGAAAAAGTTTGGCAGTAGATGTTAAAACTTATGATCTTTTGCAAGAAATATGCGATATGGAACGCAGATCCAAAATAGATCAGCTAAAAGTTTTAATTGAAAAAGAACATGCAAGGTTAAAAAAGCATGATTCTTTTGCAAGAGAAGAGCACAGGGTTGCCGTTGAAGGTCCTGGATCTACTGTTAAGATCTAATGTTTAAAAACATTATGTCCCAAAAAACTAAACCTCAATCTTATAAACCTGTGCTTGAGGCGCCGGAAGTCATTGAGCTGTTCAGCAGACTTACCCTGCATCAACAGGCCGCGTTGTTAAGACTTATATCCAGAAACCTGGAGATAGTCCTTAACGATGAATCCCACATGGGATATGAATTAGATTATGAAGTTGTTGGGGCCATGATCCAGGCCACCGAGTCTACCGACTAAGCTCTGGCCTTTCTCGCAGTTTTTGTCCGAGCAAAAGATCTGTTCTTGCTTTTGTGAACCGCCTGTAAATTACTTTTTGAGTTGTCCAAAGGATTACCATTACGATGATGCACGTCTAGGTTATCACCCTTCTTTACTTTGCCGGACTTGACAGCAGCACGCCTGGCAGCGTTCCTGGAGGCTCTCTTTTTTATTTGTTCGGGCCTGCTGTGATAGTTTTTGTATTCTTTTTCGTAATCGCGGGCCATTAGCCTAGTCCTGCAATCCCCGCTTGTTGACGCATAGCGATCTCACGATCTGCCTCGTCTGGCAGTATTGATGGCGATAAACTGGCCATACCCATGTCTGGTGCCTGGTCGGCAAACAACTGGCCCTCAACCTCTGGCACTGAAAATTCTTGGATAGACTGCGCAAGTTGATTGCTACTTGGTAAAAGTTTGTTAGCAACTTCTTCACCGGTTACTTGTCTAAAACTTAACTCATTTGCAAGCTCCGGATCTTCTTCTCTTTTTGTTTTTGCGTCTTTCTCTGGCATAGGATCAATCACTTCGCCTATATGACCAGCAGTTATTGCTTGCACTTCATCCCTTATAGATGGTTCTAATTCATATATTTGATACAACCTTCTGACATGTTGTCCCATACTTTGTGGATTATAAGCCGCAGTTTCCACACCCTCTGCTAACCAATTTACAAACCTTTTATTGGTCATTAATTTTGCGCTGCCCATAGGTAAAGCTAAAGTGCTAAAACCAAAATCATAAAGACCGCCAGATCCCGAAACTCCCTCAATAAGTCTTCCAGCCACGGCTGGACTAAACATGCCCATAGCACCATAAACTCTAGCTGTCCCAGACTTATTGGACATTGACTCAGCAGATTTCGATACCCTTTCCAAAACACCAGTAAAATTATCCAAAGATGTTTTTAGTCCAGGGTCTTTGCCAAATAATATTTGCTGTGCCTCCGGCGCCAAATTATTGTAATTTGTTATAAACCTTGCTGGAGAGAAACCCTTATCAGCTAAAACTTCTGCTGCGTCTATCGCGCCTTCACCTACATTTGAAACGCCTGCTCTGCTTGCAGTTGGTAAACCCATTCTGCCCATCAAGAAACCAGAAATTACCTCAAACTCATCATCTGTTAGCTCTTCTTGCAGTTTGGCTAATCTAGCTCCGGTTTTATTTGATTTTGCAAGCGCGAAATCCAAAGCATTGGTTGCATCTTTTTTGCCTTTACGAATAACCTCTTTAACAAAAGCCATGCTGCCAGTACCCTCACCTAGCTTTTCTTTGGTGTAATTGTTAGCAATCTTGTATGCTTGTGCTGCCTCTGGACCAGCATTTTCTATCATTGCGTCCATGTCTCTTGTAATGTAACCATACAATTCATCTAACTTATTGTCAGATGCAGTCATGGCGCCTCTAAACTTTGCAGAGGATAAATCGTGACCCAAGCTAGATCTAAAATCTTTTAAAACACTAAATGTTAATTTGTTATCACCAACATCTTTCATTAAATTTGCAGCAGCCTCCATGGCAGGTGCGTATGTTTTTTGTAAAGCGCTTGTGTCAGCTTTTGCTCTATACTTATTTATAAACTCAGCAACACCAGAGGCGTTACTTGTTAAATCATCTGGTAAATACTTAGATACATCGCCATAAAGTCTATTAGACTCAGCCTTAAATCTTGTATCTGCTTGTTTGGCGCCTGCTAATAAATCATCCGCAGCACCCGAATAAGTTTTAGCGCCACCATATCTGTAGGTTAAACCAGCCGCAAACTCATCCATTTCTTTTATGGTTTGCCTGGCAGATTGTTGCATAATTTTTGTAGACGTTGGCATAGCCGCCAAAGCCTCTTCCATTAACAAAGTAACCGGGTTGCCCGTGACCTGTCCTGCGGTTGGATTTGTGACTCCAACCTCATCCATCATGTTTAACATTTGTTTTGCATCGGGACTGTTTACGCCGGTGTCGTAACGCATTTTGCCACCAACATAACCCTTGATACCGCTAAAAAATTTATGCACTATCGGACCCATAATAGCATTAACTGTTCCAGTAAAACCAAAATCAAAAAGCCTATCCATGCCACTTCTGTTGTCTTCGGTTTCACCAAAGAAATCTAAAGCTCCTATGTATGCCTCTCTAGCAGTAGCAGCGCCCAAACCCTCACCCGCCATTATTGCTGCGCTAATCGGAGCGTATGCAAATGGACCCATAGTTGGTAATGTAGTGGTAGCAGTAGGCACTCCTGCGGCTACTGCACCTGCAACAGCTCCGACTGTTTCTGCGACTTCTGGCCCAACATCCGCAAAATCTCTCAAAGTAAAAGGAATAGGCATCCCAAACAATCTATTCTCTTCATCAAAAAGAGTAATTTTCCCTGTTTTTGGATCCTCGTAAACAAAGTTTCCTCGCCCAAATCTTGCTGCACCGTGTTTAGGATCAAAAATTTCTACAGGCTGTGCATCTGGATAATATTGTTGCAAGGTAGCCAACTTATCATCGTCTGTTTGCGCGGCACCGACTGACATTCTTACATTGGCTGGTGCTCCACTATAAATATCAACAGAATCTATTTTTGCTTTTTGCACAGCATCTTCAAGCATTTGATCTGTTGTGTTGCCCTGGCTGATATTTGCATCACCAGGCATAGCCATTTCTAAAAGAGTGTCTGCATCTAATGTATTAAATGAATTTGACATTTTATTTGTTTCTCATTTTTTTTAATTCTAAATATTGTGCCTGCTGATCTTCACTTAATTTGCCATCGTTGTATAGGTTTGTAAGAGCATCGTAACTATCATCCTG